AGATCTCGTAGAAGTCGCCCATGCGATAGAACATCAACTGATCAGGGTGCTGGTTTTTCAGGCGCCAGTACTGCTGCATCATCGGGGTGTGGGAGGACAAATCTGAAATTGGCTTATTCATCAGTGGTTTAGCTGTAATCTTCAAAAAGTGTGGGGCAAAAATGGGGCTATTTGCCTTGCTTTTGGATGCCTGCCCAGATGCGTTGCAACTCGGTCGGTGATTCGTCATCCATCCACTTGGCGTATACCTCAACCAACATGGTGAAGTCCTTGTGGCCCATCTGCTTTGCGATGAACGCAAGGTTACCACGAGCAGTCAGGCACCAGCAGGCGTAGGTGTGGCGAGTCTGATATGGCCTGCGCGGACGGATACCGGAGCGCTTCTGGATCGCCGCCCACTTGGTATTCCAGGCAGTGGGAACATACCAGTAATTTATGATTTTCTTGCGCGCCTGGGTGGAGGGAGAAAGCATTGGAGTGACACTCTCTTTCCGGCTCTCGTGTCTGTTCTGGAATACCTCAATGGGGCGTGCAGGGTGATCGGCAACGAGTGACATCAATACTCGGCAGGCTTCGACCGCTGGCGGCATCAGTAATACTGAGCGCGGCTTCCCCGTCTTCGGAACCTTGAACGTGCCGTTGGCGGTTATGGCGCGCGTGATGTTGATCTGCCCGGCGTCCAGGTCGATGTCTTCAACAGCCAGCGCACATAGCTCGCCTGGTCGAAGCCCGGTATACACAGCCAAAGTGATCGCCGCCGAGTCTTGGGGGTGAAGGCACCCTTTATCGACCAGCAGTTGGAATTCTTCACGAGTCAGGGGATCCGGCTCTTGGCCTTGCATTGCGAACCGATTGCATGCGTCCGATAAGCCCGTGCGGCAATATCCATTGTTCTCGCACCAACCCAAGAAGCCAGCGAACGTCGCCAGATAATGATTGACGGTTGACGGTGCTCGATCTGCAATCAGCATCGTCCTGAGTGACTGGATGTCTTCGGGCAGTAAAACGCCGGCGAGACGATCAATTCCGACCAAGGTGGTGCAGATGTCTAAGGCGTAGCCGTACTTCTCTTCCGTCATTGGGGTGATGTCCACCGCCTTCAGTGGCTTGTATCGCTTCAGCAGCTCGCCGAGCCTTTCGTCTTTGGCGCTGCTGTAGTTGGTCGCGTGCTTTGAGTTGGGAAAGTGCCGGCCATAGTCAAAGTGGCCAGTTTTGATCTCATGAAGAATTGCCGCCCTTAATAGGGCGGCGTGTTTAATGTTTGCTTTGGTGATCGGAAGGCCGAGGGATTCGCGGCAGCGTATACGTCGCCACATGAACACGACGCGCAGGTAACCCCCGTGTATCTCAATCCCCTTGTGCTTTGCCAGTTCGGTTTCTAGGCCGCTTCCTGAGGTGCGCTCTCGGCCCACTTGTCATACTCCGTCATGTTGATTGCAATGCGGCCGTCCGGAGTCTTACGCCAGACACGACCTTGGGCCCAGGTGCCGTTTTTCACTTTGTGGCGAATAGCGTCTTCGCTGTAGCCAGTGAGCTCGGATGCGCGGTTGATCATTACCCAGCGGGGAATGTTCATGCTGCAATCTCCTGCTTTGCAACGCTCAGCGCCACCGCCACTGGTTGAACCCAGATCGGCATGCTGTTGAGCATGAAGGTTTCGCCGGCCGCGGCCAGCAACAGGGTGGTGCCCATCACGTGGGCGATTGCTTCGGCTGCTGCCGGTGGAACTGCATTACCGATCCGCTCACGCCAGGCTTGGTCGCTCAGGCCGTCCAGCTCAAACATTTCCTCTGGCTCGACCAGGCTTTGCAGCGCGGCCAGCTCCAGCGTGGTGAACGGCCGGTGCCAGGTGCCGTCTAGGCTTTCGATAACGCAGGTCAACCGCTCGTTGGCTTCCGGCATGCGGGGATCTGCAACAGACCACCGGCCGTTGTCCTGGCGGGCACTGGCTGAAACGGCGCCGCACTGGTCGTTCCAGCTGGTGACGCCGTAGTGCCCACCGGTCAAGTAGGCATCACCCTTACCGCGCCTCATGCCTGGCCGTGGATCTTGAACAGCGAAAGCACCCTGGCCCGTGGTGCTGCCGGAAATCACCGTTCGCGATACACCATCCCACTGGGCCACGTTGTACTTGGCGTGCCCAATGCCTGGATCGCGGGGATCTGCAACGCTGAACGTCCCCTGCCCGGGCGACTTCACGCCGATCACTGCGCCGCTGGTTTCGTCCCAGCGGCGAACACCGTACTGCTGGTATTGCAGGGCGCCGGCGCTGGCCCGTGGATCAGCTACCGAAAACTTACCGTTGGTTGGTCCGCTGCGTGCGGCTACGGTGCCGGCGGTTTCGTTCCAGTCGTGCACGCCCAGGAAGCCGTCCCGGAACTGCGGAACAATGACCAGGTCGCGCAGATAGCCGTCCTCGATCGCTAACTCATTCAGGCAGCGCCAGTCCTTGCCTGCTTCGACCAGAGCGAGCCGCACCCATGTTTTCCATTGCAGCGCCGGAACCCGGTGCATCGGGCCAGCGGCTTCTACATCGCCGGCCATGGGCATGCGGCCCAGGATCGAACCGACGGACTTGAGGGTTTTCTTTTCCGGCTCGTACAGGAAGGGCGGCACCTTCTCAATGTTCCTGGCCACCAACAAGAAGCGCTTGCGGCTTTGGGCCAGACCACCGATAACGCCGCAGTCGTGGGTGGTTTCTGCGACTGCATAACCGTAGTGGTTCAGCAGCTTGTTGATTTGGTCCAGCAGGTACCGGCCACGGGTTGCCAGGCGAGGCACGTTCTCGAAGACGATCAACGGCACGGGATCATCTTTCCAGGCTTCGCACATCAGCCATATACACCGCAGTGTCAACTCATTGAGAGCTTGGTATTTGGGGGTAAGGCTCATGGACTCGGACAGTAAGCCCGACGCCCCTTTGCAGGGGCTAGAAATGAACACGGCATCCGGCCTGCGTCCGCCGGCGGCGCGTCGGATGTCTTCCGGGGTTGCCTCACGCCATTCCAGCGGTGGCTCTTTACCATGGAAGCGAATGTATTGGTCACGGGTGAACAGGTCTAGCAAGGTGCCTTTAACACCGCTCAACCGTTCGAAGTCTCGTAGTCCGGCCGGGTCAACATCGATGCCGCCGATGCACTCCCATTCAGCCTGAACGTTACCTACCTTGGGTTTAGCTCGGTTGAAGCCCTTGGCCCCACCACCGACGCCACAGCAAAAATGGAAGTGGGTGAGGGTGCGCTTAAGCATGAGAGGCCTCCCGCGCACCATGGCAGCTATTCCCCGCAGTGCGCATATACCCCACGGCAGGCTGCGCGGGCGGGCGTCCCGAAGCGGTAAGCGTTGCATCACTGACCGCTGCCCCGCGCAGCTTTTCGTGGGGTATACGTGCCTCGGCAGTGGCGCTGGAAGGAGCAATAATGCCTGCTGCTGCGCAGCAGAGACTGTTTATTTCTGAACTGTCGACACCACTGATGCTGCGGAGCAAAGCGGGCAGGGCGATGGTGTTTTCCTGTTGGTTCTTCATGCCGCTTTCCTCCGATGTTCGACAGCGAGTTGGTCCATCAGGCGCTGGTGGTAGGTGAGTCGGGCTTCTGCGGCAGGCCATGGACGGATGATTTCAGCCATCGGTTGTATGCCGACCAAGCAATCCCAGATAGCCGGATCGGTTGGCATGAGGTCGCGGCGTTCGGTGGCCAGCGCAATCAAGTCGGCCTGGTGAACGCATGCAGGAAGTTCTGCAGCAATGTCGAAGCGCTGGCACACGCGTTGCCATACCCAGTCTTCAAAGTCCTGGTATGCATGTATCCACTGTTTAAGTGGTTTGGTCATGTCGCCCAGGTACGCCTCTGGCGCGTCGTGAAGTAAGGCAGTGAGCTTGTGTTCTTCCGGCACCAGCTCGGCGACGATGCAGCTATGTTGCGCCACACTGTAGAACTCACGGGTGTGCCCGTTGAAGCGGCAGAGGTGTGCCAGTGAGTGGGAGATGTCTCGGGGATCGATCATGTCGGCGTCAGGCTCGAACAGATCAAAACGTTTGCCGGTGTGGGTTAGGATCCAGTTCATGCGGCCTCCTTCACAAGATCGGCCAGCAACAGGGCGTTGTCAGCTGCCTTATGCAATTCGCGCAGTGCGTCGTAACCGATCAGCGCTTTCAACTGCCGGTCGAACTCTTTGTTATGGCGAGTCATTGCGTTCAGTTCCTTCATAGCCTTGGTGTACTGCTGTTGCAGTGTTCCAGCGGCCTGAGGCGTCAGACGCAGCATTGGGATGGCGCGACTCATGCTGCATCCT